GGCGTGTCGACCGGAAGCTTCACTTTGGGCTTGTCTTCGACTACCGGAGGCTTGACTTCGACCTTCTCGGCCGGTTTCCCAGCGTTGGGGTCTATCTGCGTCTCGAATCCCTTGTAGGCGTCAGAGACTTCCTGGCCTGACTCGGAGGCTTCGAGACCACGGATCACGTAGCCGGGGGCGCCCTGCTTCGTCGCTAGCTCGATGGTGGCAACTTTCATCGCATCAGCATCGGCGAACTTGGCAGGGAGCCACGAAGGACGCTTCGTGGGGATCGGAGCATCGGCCGGCTTCGCTACGACCTTGGCCCCATCATCGGCTTTTGCCGGCTCGACTATAGGCTTGGGGTCGCTGGGATCGAGAGCGGTCTCCGGGTTGACGGTGACGCGCACCTGCGTCCGACCACCCGTATCTACACGGGTCTGGACGCTGGCGTTCTCGATGGGCTTGGCGGGATCGACTGTGACTGCGGGACTGATGGACAGTCCAGTGCTTCCGGCGCTCATGCAGCCTCACTTTCTAGGTGGTGTGCGATGTAGTTGTAGTCGAACGATGGGTCTCTGACGATCTTTTGGGCGGTGGGATCGACGGATGACAGCGCGACCAGAACATGCGCCGCGATACAGCGCTCGCTGTCTGAGGCCAGTCCATCGAAGAAGGTTATCCAGTCGTGCATGCGAGCGAGGTGAATGCCCCGCCCTTTGCGCCACCACACACGACGGCTAGATTCGCACTTCAGAGACCGCGCCTTCTCAGGGTTCGCGTCGTACGCACGCTTCTTCTGGAGGCGCTGCCTCTCCCGTTCGGCTTCCAAATGGTTTGCCCGGAACCGCGCCGCGATAACGCGCCGCTTGTCGAGGTTCTTTGCATTCCATTTCTGCTGAGGGGTCATCTATCTTCGCGCGTATACTTGAAGATGGTCGGAGCCTCGCCCTTACGGACGGTCACGCCCATCTCCATCTCGCGGATGGTCGTCTTGCCGGTGGCGGATTTCAGGTCGCCCTGCATCGCCTCAACCTCCGGGTTGGGGCACGGCACCTTCGCTATTGGCTTCACTTCCTGCGTCATTGGTTTGTCCTTTCTCAGCCGCCATCTTCATGCCGGCTGGTCCGAGTTTCTGCACGAGGTCCATGACCTGCTGCATCTGCGCAGCCTTCGCTTCCTGTTCGGCCTGGAACTTCAGTTCATCTTCCGTCTTGACGAGACCCACAGGGTCGATGCCGGCACCTGTGGAGAGCCGAGTGAAGTACTCGTCCACGTGGATGTACTTCGCGGTGATCTCTGGTCCCCACGTCTTGATGCCCTCGCCAACTACTTCGCGGAGCTTCTGGAGATCCTGTCCACGCCCCAAGGCTTCCAGGCCAGTCACGATGACCGGCGTGAAGGTGCCTTTCTTGAGCGTCGGGATCTTCTTCGCCTTCTCCATGCGGAACATGATGAGGCGGATCAGCGGAAGCTGGAGGCTGTGGGACATGATCGAGTAGATGCCACCGAGGCTCTCTTCGAGTTCGGTGATCATGAAGCGCCACTCCTCAGCGGTCACTCGCTCACCATCCCGCTGCGCGGAAGAGTTGAGGAGGAAGCCCTGAGCGAGTCGCTTCTCGATCTTGTCGCCAGCCGCAGCCGCGACCTGGAAGTCGTTCTGCTTCTCTACACGGAGAACAGTCACGTCCGCAGCGTTGCCGTAGCGGATGGCTCCGTTCGGGGCGGTCTCGATGTCCTCGGCCTTCGTTGACCCGTTCGGGTTGACGAGGAAGAGAACCTTGGCCGCAGCGGAGCTTCCCTCTACGATGGCCTGCTGAAGTCCCTCGGTTGACTGCAAGTCACCCAGGAGATCCTCGACGTAACCACGTCCGTAGTCTTCGCCGTCGATGACGTGCCAGCGGAGGGACAGCCACGGCATCTTGTCAGGCGGATACGAACCTTCCGATCCGGGGATGACTTCGCCGTAGATTTCCTGGAACTCCATGAACATGCCATCTTCGAGGTAGACGTAGGTGTAGAGGTCACACGTCTTGTCGTCTCCCTTGTAGCTCACCTTGTCCTTGATCATCTCTAGGATGTTCTTGGGGAGCGAGCGAGGGGAGACTTGTTCCTTCACGCAGATCTCGAGCAAGTTGCCCGAGGGATCGCGCTTGATCACGTACTTGTCGAGGCGGAACATCCTGACGGACTCTCGCGTCTCGATGTCTTTGGCTTCGGGGAAATGGTAGAGCGCGTTGCCGCCGACGATGGCGTGCTTGATGCCCTCGGCGAGCTTCGGACGGTACTGCTGCGTCTCGATCTCGGAGGCCATCTTGCGCTCAACGTCGGCGAGTTCCTGCTCGACCTTGGCTTTCAGCTTCGGGTCGGCCTTCTTCGCTTCCTGCTCTGCTTTCCCGTCGATCTTCAGACGGGCGAAGGGGGAGTTGACGGGGAAGAGGGAGAGCA